TATGGCAGAATTGAGGTCAAGAAAAAAACCTGCTAAAATGACAGGTGTACACTCCTCAATATTAGAACTAGAAGCTGACCATGAATGGTCTTATACAAATCTTAAAAAGTGGATTGAAACCCAAGAGGGTGTTGCAAAAGCAGCAGGACAAACTGAACGCTCAAAGACATCAGAAATGAGTAACAAAAAAAGAGAAGCGGCTATGAGAACAAGATTAGACGCTCAAGCATATATTCGCATAATTAAAAGATATATTCGTACAGGTGATTGGGATGGTATGTATTATGGACCAAATGAAAGTAAATTAACAAAGTGGAAAATTGTTGCACCAGCAGGATGATAAATAGTAGTATGGATTTAACAATATCAGACAATGCATACTCACACATTGGGAACTTGCTAAAAGAACATAATAAAAAGTATGTTCGATTACAGGTGAAAGGTGGTGGGTGTGCTGGTTTTGAATATGAGTGGACATTTGAAGATGAACCAGATACAGATGACCATGTAATAGATGAAAGATTATTAGTACACAGAACAAATGAATTATATTTAACAGGTATTGAGATAGATTATAATGCTCAAACATTTGGTAGTTTTTTCACATTTAACAATCCAAAAGCAAAATCACAATGTGGATGTGGAACATCATTTAGCGTATGAGAGAATTTAAACAATATATAATAGAGGGTGTTTATGACCCTAACATATTCAAAGCATTCTTTTTAGCGGGTGGTCCTGGTTCAGGTAAATCTTGGGTATCAGAAAGAACACTATCAGGCATGGGTCTAAAAGTTATTAATAGTGATAATTCATTTTCACGAGCTTTAGAAAAAGAAAAGATGTCTTTAAATATGGCAACAACCGATGCTAAAGAAATCGCAAGGCGTGATGATATAAGAGCAAAAGCAAAAGCAAGAACTGGTGTACAGTTAAAACTTGCATTGGAAGGTCGTTTAGGTCTTATATTAGATAGTACAGCAAGAGATATGTCAAGAATAGAATCAGAAGCAAATAGTATGAAATATATTGGTTATGATGTTCATATGATATTTGTAAATACAAGTTTAGAAGTTGCTCTTAAAAGAAATCAAATGAGAGCAAGAAAAGTACCAGACGCTATTGTAATACAAAATCATAAACAAGTACAAAAGAATATAGGTTTATATCAGAGAATATTTGGCATAAGTAATTTTGTTATTATTGATAATAACAAAGTAGCAGAAGATGTTAACCCTTCTGTTCATAAAGCAATACGAAGAATGGTTAACAGAAAACCAACATCATATCAGGCAGTATCATGGATCAAGCGAGAACTAGCGAAAAAAAGAAGAAGATAAAAATGGGCAAAATATTACAGTTTCCAATGCATAGAGTTAAACGAGCTGTACCAGAGGTAACAATATCTAACGAACAAAAAAAACACTTCAAAGAAGAACAATTCATTGAGCAGTTGACAGAACAATTAAGTTTAGATATACTAGAGGTTCTGAAAGACAATGTAGTAGATATTAATAATGATATATTTTTAAGAGATTTAGCAATCACTATTGAATCAATTAAAAGTTTATTGAAAAGAGATTTTGGCAAACCTCATTCAATGCAGGTGATTACAGATACTCTGGTAAATATTCTTACAACACCAGATGGTAAGAAACTTACCGAAATTAATTACAGTAAGATTGTAAAACCCCCTAAAATGAAAGTAAAACTAGAGCCAAAACCAGAAAAAACAGTAGATGTTGACTTTGAATTTGACCTAGAATAAGTGCTTGACTTTCATTGAAAGTCGTGATATAATAAGATATATGATAATAGTTGACATAAACCAAATAATGATTTCTAACCTTATGGTTACTCTCAGCCGAGATAGTATGGATTTAAGTGAAGATTTAGTCCGACATATGGTTTTAAACTCTCTCCGTGGTCACAATAAAAAATTCAGAAAAGAATATGGCGAAATGGTAATCGCTTGTGATAGTAAGAATGTGTGGAGACGAAAAGTATTTCCTAATTACAAAGCAGGTAGAAAAGCAAACAGAGCAAAATCAGAACACGATTGGGATGCTATATTTTCTATGTTGCATAATATAAAAGATGAGATAAGAAACTTCTTACCTTACAAAGTTATTGAAATAGAAACAGCAGAAGCTGATGATATTATTGCTACACTAGTCAACAGATTGCAAAGACAAGTAGGTCCTAATCACGCTAAGAAAGTATTAATACTATCTGGTGATAAAGACTTTATACAGTTACACAATAATAATGTTAAACAATATAATCCTGTGTTATCAAAATTTGTAGGAAAGGGTGAAAACCCAAGTATATATATTAAAGAACATATATTGAAAGGAGACCGAAGTGATGGTGTCCCTAATGTATTATCAGATGATAATGTTTTTATTGAGGAAGGTAGACGACAAAGACCTTTAAGTAAAAAGAAAATTGAAGCTTGGGTAAATGAAATTATTATGACATTTACTGAAGAAGAACAAAAGAATTACAATAGAAATCGAACACTAATTGATTTAAATTGTATACCGCCTGAACTAGAGGCAAAGATAATTAATGAGTTTAATGATGTTAAAGTGGCAAGTAGAGATAAAATACTTAACTACTTTATAACAAAAAAACTTAAAACTTTAATTGAAGTTATAGACGAATTTTAACTTCGAAAGAACTGTTAAGGAGAAAAAAATGGTAATAATAAGAAGAAACCCAGATGGGTCAATTGCGAGTACATCAGATACATCACAACAACCAACACAATCACACCCAGCATTAACAACAAAAAAAGGAATGTCTAGACTATCAGAAATGGGTAGAGCACTTCCACCAATGATGCATGAGATTGCTACGAAAATAAATAACGCTAAAGATAAACCAAGAAAACTAAAAGTATTAAAGGATAATGATTCAGTACCTTTAAGACAAGTTTTAAAAGGTGCATTTGATCCTAGAATAGAATGGTCATTACCAATAGGTGAGGGTATGGAAGTACCTTATGAACCTAATGATGCTCCAGTAGGAACAGACCATACATTACTTCATCAAGAAGCAAAAAGATTATATCTTTTTACAAAAGGTGGGGATAACACATTATCAAATACAAAAAAAGAAACACTTTTTATACAAATGCTTGAAGGCTTATGTGCTGCAGAGGCAGAGTTTTTAGTAGCAGTTGTTAATAAAAGAGTGAATAATGAATATAAAGGATTCACAGCCAATCTAGTGAAAGAAGCATTTGATTGGAATGATGAATTTATGAAGAAATAGAGGTTATTGCCGTAATAAATCTAGAGCCCTCTATCAAAAACCCTTGTTTTTCAACGATTTTAGACTATTCTAAAGTGTTGATTTATAAGGGTTTTTTTATGTGGAATAAATTAAAAAATCGCAGAAAACAAGGGTTTTTTAAACCATTTTTATTGGAATATCGCTTGCAATTTGACTCAAAGTAGTGTATAGTATAAGAATAATAATAAATAAAAGGATACATTATGAAACGACCAATACTAGAAATTCAAGCAAGAATAGAAAATTGCACAAACGAAGATTTAAATGCTGTAATCAGTATGATTAAAAATCAAAGACAAATCCTGGCAATGAATGCTGGGTCAACATTTACTGTTGGACAAAAAGTTACATTTAGTAATATGACTGGACACATTGAAAAGATTGCTCGTACTAGAGCAGTAGTTCAAGTTGTTAACGGTCCTAGATACCGTGTTCAAATGTCAACAATGAGGGCTGCCTAATGAGTAACTATTATTGCATGGTGTCTATCAAAGATTCTGATAGACCAGAGATTTTAGAAATTCAAGGTGTTACATGGTTTGCTACTGAAGAATTAGCATATCAATATTATATGTTTTTGAAACCTGAATTGAGAGAAGAAAATGTTTTTCCAGTTGAAGAACAAGACTTACCTGCTTTTGAAAATATAACCTCTGAAGATATAAGAATAGCAAAAACAAAAACTAGATTAACAGGACTTGAAACCGGCGTACTAGTCGGTCAAGGTTCATCATACGAAAAGGCTGTAAATGAAATTAAATAGATACGAAAAAAAAATAGTTAAAGCAATATGTGAAAGCCGTAAGGGTATTTACGAAACACCTAAAAGAGTTAGAGGTGTTTATAAACCTTGTAAAGAATATGACGCTGCTCTTTCTTTGTTTATGAAAAAGTTAATCTATGCAGAAACTACAAACGAATTAGAGATGGAAGGACCTGCTTTACCAGAACCTAAATACAGATGGTTCACTTGTAAGTTGCATAAAGATTATGCTACGAAAAGAGAGTTGAGGAAACTACTATGAAATACATTTCTTACCTACTAGCAATTTTAGGCATATACTTTTTTGTATTTGCTTGTCAACCACCACCATGTACTGATGATGGTTGTCCAGAGTTTAATGAACTAACATCACCACCAGAAAATCTTGATGTGGGAATGATTGAGCATAGTTACGAAATTATTCCTGTTGTTGCAACAAATAACAAAGATAATTTTGTGTATTCATTAAATGAATGTATTACTCATCTATATAAAAATGTACCTATAGCAAAACGAATTCCTAGAGAACTAATAATTGCACAGGCAGCATTAGAAACTGGTTGGGGTACAAGTAGATTTGCCAATGAAGCAAATAATCTATTTGGTATTAGAACATGGAATAAAGATGAACCATATCTATTACCTATACCGTGGACAAAGTGGCCAGGTTGGGGTGTGAAAGTATTTGAAACTAAATGTGATAGTGTTGCTCACTATATTAAAATAATAAATGAAGTATTTGCTTATGAAGAATTTAGACAAGTAAGAGCTCAGATATTAGAACATGGTGAAACACCAGATGGATTAGATTTGGCACACACATTAACAAAGTATGCTAGTAGAGCGAACTATACAGACCTAGTAGCAACATTAATTAAATATAACATAAGAG